AGCGCATTTCAACTGTGATATTGTCCCCATCGGCGTTGAGGATGAAGAAGTCATCGCTAAATTGTCCGGATGTTATCTGACCGGCTATACTGCCCAAATTAGGTGCACCAGAACCCGCATTTAAGGATCCATTGGCATTAACTACCAGGTCGCTATTTAGAATTGGGTTAGCAGGTGAATCTCCGGCTGTGGCGATATTTGCAGGCACACTACCTACGCCGTTCCACACGGCCCGCGTGCCAGCTATTTCAGCTATCTTATTCAGTAAAGCCTGGCGGGCTATGAGTACATTATAAAAGGCTGTACGTAATGCTGTACCCACTATGACAGTGTCGGTATTAAGGTCTGTATAGGCAGGTGAGAGACTGTTCAAATACGTCACTAAGCCTGTTATAGAGTTATCGTAAGCACTCTTCTCAGTGGTTATACCGTAAGCAGTGGCGCGAGCACCTATACCGGATTGCTCATCAAGGATGATCTCTAGCTCAAGTATTATATCGGGCTTCTCAGCTCTAGACAATAGGCTGTCAATAGAGACTGTAAATGTCACTGGAGCAGCTGTGGCACTGCGGTTGCCAGAGGTGTCTTCATGTTTGATCAAGGCCGTAAAAGTGCCTGGCCCAGGGTAGTACCATAAGAATTTGTTGCCTGGACCGGCGAATAGAGGGGGTGTAGCATTGCTCCATACAGCTTCAATATGGATAATGCTGCGACTGTAGTCCACCTCAGCTAAAGGGTTCCAGGTGAATTGTATACCGTTAAAGACCTTTGCAAACGTGAATCCAGCAACGTTGGCCGGCAAGGCTGATTTACCTATGGCCTGCAGACGGTGGGTTCTCCAATCACCCTTCACATTCTGGTACGGATTAACGCCACGTATGCGTACGGTGTAGAAATACCCATCTACTACGTTGTCACAGTAGCCGCTGGTGGAGTTACCTGATAAAGTAATGCCGGTCCACACTGTATCACCTACTTGGGACCACTCCAACTCTATTTCTCCACCATTGAATACAGACGCTGTAACTGCAGCAGTCCAAGTCATCAGGAGTCTAGCAGATATGGAGCCATCCGAACTCTTCAGCAGAGTAGATGTGTTACTAATTCCAGTCAAACCTGTAATAGGGGCTACGTAGAACGGGTTGGCCAGATTGCTATTGGGCGTGGCATCCACCAATACAGCGGGAGATTGATCCCATATACTGGCATCGTCCTCTTTAAGTGTCAGGGTTACTTGGGATTTATACCCATACGACTTATCAATCACCCTGAATACCTTGTTATCAGGTATCCCGAAGAATGGCATATTGATAGCCACTCTCTGCCCAACCTTGATGCCCCATGCTTTATGGCTGAATTCAGCCGCAATTGTGAAGCCGTTACGGATGTCCTCAATTAAAATAGCGTTTAGGTTGTGTACACGAGATAGTTCATCCGTAAATTCATAGTTACGGTTCAAGTATACGTCATAACCATCTGCAGCCCGGTAGACAGCGTCTTGATACGGCTTAAATTCCGTCTCTAAGTAATTAGCCGCACGGGATACGAATCGGCCTTTCACGCCATTACTTATACTGGCGTCCGAAAAGGCCGGATTTATGGTTAAGGATCCTACGACATCAGTCTGATTGAGGGTTAGAACCGGGGCCACGTACTTGCCAGCCGTTATGGACCAAGTTGTGGCATCTATGAATCCGGCCATGGATTCAGCCATGGCTTCTAATATCTCATTTGGATCTCTATCACTATTGACCAACCCATCAAAGGTGTATCGGGCTCTAATCAGTGAAGGACCTCCGAATCCAACTGGAAGTATGACCTCATCACATGTGTTAGAACTGGTAATAAGATCAGCTAGAGGTATATCTGAAGAAGACACCTGGCACACTGGGCCTATTAGGTAATCATATGTGGCCAATGCATTGTTGCGGCTCCAGTACGAAGTGTCCGTACGTGGATCATAAAGCTTCTTACCTCGAAGCAAGGCGTCAATGGACGGAAGGCCTCGCTGAAATTCAGGCCAATTGAGGTTTATTCTGACAATGGCGTAAGTATGGTCGGCTAACACAGCTGTAGAAGGCCATAAAGAACCTAATTCAGAGTTGGTAACAGATTCCACGGTTTGATTTGGGAGGCCCAATTTTCTCAGCACTCTCACGCCCGAGTTGCTAGACACTGAATTAGCACTAACCTCGATAGGGCCTGCCTGATCAATCAGTACAGTTATAAAGTTGTCACCAGAATTCCATGTGTAATGAACTGATTGGGTTAACGTCTGCTGATTATTCCAGCCGATATCCTCATTCTGGACCGTCGTTACACAGAGGGGTGGGTCGGAAGGGGTGAAGCTCAGAAACTTTATACCTGAGTCCCCTGATACAGTTTGGGATCGAGAGCTGGTTTCGGTCCTAACGTAGTCACCTGATGTAGGGAAGCCACTAGCATCCAGGACCCCTAAGGACTTACCATCTATGAATATGTCCTCGAATGCATCACATTCGTGAGAGGCAAATACACAGACGATATGCTTAAATTCGTCCTTAGCTCCAGATGTAAGCACCGCTACTATTCTGGCTGGGACCCTTGCTCGGCCATATATATACAGGTGAGGTGACTCGTTGGTTACCTGAGTGGCAAATCGGTCTTCAGCTACGGCCCCGGCCCCAACCCGTCTACCCTGCTTTTTGGCTTGCTTGGATCCATAAACCGTAGTGGCAATGGATATGGTGACAGCGACTAAGGCTATCACCTCGACAACCGTCAAAGCTACGAAAAAGGCGTACACGGCCGTGACCAACGACACAGGGTCGGCGTAGGCTGGTGCTGACAGTAACGCCAGACTTAAGAATATGACCAAGCGCATTTGACCCTCATTCGATCATCGAAAACTAATCCACTACTACCTGGGCCCACTATGTTGGGTCCACTGAATAGATATACGGTTCGATCTATTAAAGCAATATCCCCGTCTACAGCCGCTAAAGGGTTAACGGGCTTGAATAATTCATTGCACTTGTGGAGTAAGCCACCAGCGGCCTTAATGGCTTTAACAGCCTCAATCTCCGAAAGCCAGGGTTGCAAGCTGGATTTATGGTTGCAACCTGTATGTATCTCCACCCAACCTAGCACGAATGTGACACAATCATTGGATCCCCAAGCAAAGGGTAAGTCCAATTTAGAGTGTATGTACTCTGCTAAAATCATTTGGTCTGGAATAACTTTGATAGCCACAATTGAGGCTTATCTATTAAGTCAGACAGATAATCAAAGCCTGTGTCTGTAGGATAAGTCAATTTTTGCTGAATAGCATTGATCCGTAACGAGGGTCTCCGCTTGAATGCAAAGGAGGCCGTTTCGCACTTCAGACTGATGGACGCACTGTTATTGCCTATACCTGCAGCCACTGCATCCATTCGGCCTCGCCAGCACAGCTGGGGTGCACCTACTAGTTGACCGTCATCACCTAGTGGACACATATAAAGCAGGGCTAATCTACGTCTGTATACAGTGTCATTACCTACGGCCAGAGCAATCCACGATGGATCCGCGGCATTTAGATTAAATGACAGGGGATTGCTGGCTACACTTTCAGATTCGGTTATCTCAGTTACACTGACCAGTCCACCTAGACCTATCCACAACTGGGCATTCCAAGTGAAGTTTCTGTTCCAAGTGCTAAGGTACTGGACTCCAGTAGTGAACTGTAACTCCATGAAATACACTACCTTAGGTGCAGGTCGCACCAGCTCGGCCAGCTGTAAAGCTGAGAGGGTCATGTTCTAGGATCCTCGATTAGGTCCATCGAGAAGCCAGATACGTTTATGGTGGAGTAAACCCATTCCACCTTGTTATCGACTCGACGGAAGAGCACCTTAGGCTTGTCATACACTATGGCAGTGGATATTGGGAACGGATTGCGTATCGCAGGTAGAATTTGCACGGACCCCGCACCTGAACCATTAAGTGTGATAGGGGCCTGCACCATGCACACTTGCTGGGTAAGTCCAGAGCCTATGCCAAGCATGTCACCAGCACGAAGAGAGCTATTGGCCGTGCCACCCGTAACAGGTAACACCGTGACGCCTTCAACTATGGCCCCAGATAGCACTGGCGAACCCCTCATGGATCCCAGAGGTACAGGCCTAGCCATATTCCACAGGGCTAATTGATTCTTTTGACCTTCGAGAGCCATCACGAGAGTGTATAACTCATCAGCTGAGAACTCGTTTACAGGCCCAAACGAGAGTTTGGCTGTCCACCAAGGCTCCGTAATCTGTATAGTCTGCGATCCGAACATACTCCTTGATACCACATCATTACGCAGCTGGCCCCAAATGAGTTCCTGTACTAACAAGTCCGGAGGTATTTGGATGATAGACATGGTTAAACAGGAAGCATGCGAGCTCTTTGTAGTTTATCCACTAGCTGCACGTTGTTAGTGGCAAGTGCAGAGTGCACATTCTGCATGATAGATGCTTGATCGGAACGCGCATCTATATGGAAGACAGGTGAATTATGTATAACTATTCCACCCTTACTATCCTCTTGACTGGATGCAGACTCGCCTCTATTGATAGCCTCTAAAACCGCCCTATTCTTAGCTGTGGCACTTGAGTTAACCACGAATTCCTGGCCGTGAACAACCCCAGCCGTGGAGCCTCGTGGACCGTTTCCGGTGTAACCTCCATCCATGAACCCTTGTTGAGTGGATCTAATTTTCTGCACGTTGGCATATACGGCTACAGCCGTACTGGCTGCCGCGGCTATATTGAACGGATACGGCACACTTGCGTAAGCTTTCTGAATGGCTGCATACCCGTCTATTAAGGCCTGTGAAATTGCAGCGGCCTTGCCGAGCTGGAATAGCTTCTTACTCCCTGATAACTGGAGTACAGCTATATTGCCGAAGAATGTGGAGTAATTAGATAGTTGAGCGGCCTGGCTCTCTATATTAACTCTCAGCTTCATTTGAGCGGTGGTGCTCTCGCTTATATAATCCTGGCGTCGTAAGCCATCGATAAACGAGTACATATCTTGCGCGGCCCTCTTCTGTACCTCCATTATTTCTTGGGTACCCTGAAACAATGAGGGGTTCTGCTGGGTTAGATAGTCCTGGGCTTGAGCCTGGCCAAATCCAGGCTGATTGAGCTCTAGATTACCCAAGGCCTTTAAGGTGTCAGTTTGAGATTGGTTCTTATCAAGCGTAGAGGACTTGATTTGATCCTCCAAGCTAGTGATCTTGCGAGTCTCATTGATGACCCTAAATTTCTCTCGCAAGGCTTCTACTTCAAGACTAGTCATCTCGTAGCCTACGGCCTTAAGACGGTTTATCTCACCTAATACCTGGGACTCCAATTGCAAGGCATTACCACTCATTGAAGCCATACGCAATTCGTCTTCCAAGTGATTAGCCAGATCCTCTTTGACACTGACTTGCCTGAGGATAAATGTTATGTGATCAGATGTAGCCTTGTTAAGTTCAGATTGAACATCCTTCACCTCTTTCTGATAAGCTATCAGATAAGGCTGCTTGGCTATCAAGCTTTGAACTGCTTGGGAGTACTGATCCATATTCAACTTGCCACCCTTCAGCAATGTCAAATAGTTACCCAGCTCCTTCTGAGTATTAGTATTTAAGCCTAAGGCCCTCATCTCTGAATCTTCAAGGGACCTTTGCTCAGGGGGTTTGCCTGATGGCTTCTTCTTACCCTGACCTGTGGTAAGTACATCGTCCAGAGTGTGGGTTTGAGGTCCAACTACGGTTCCAAATTTGGCGTAGTCTTTTACACCCTGAGCTCTCTCAGCATCTGTACGGAACTCTTTACCTGTAAGAATTCTGTTCAAATCGGACAGGGTCTTAGAGTTCAGATTTTGGGCTTTGAAGAGGTTGTCTAAACCTTTTGAATCCTTGATACCCTTGAATTGCTGCAATAGAGGTATGAGCTGAGTGAACTTAAGCATCTCCTGCTCTAATTTCTGA